ATGAATGGTTATGACCTACCCGACAATCGTACTGCTGGCATCCCTGCTATATCACCTAGCAAAGATGAAGAAGACCTTCCTTGGGAACTACCTAACGGAAAGTCACCGTTCTAATTTATCGGGAGGCTAACCACCTCCCTTATTTTTATTATCAAATGTTTGCACAATCAAAACAAAAGAGTTTACTTTGCCATTCACTAATTCACACAGAGCAATGAGAGCAGAACTAACAATTAAAGTCGCAGACCTATACGAGGTCATCAATCACCCTGCGTTACTTAAGACGCAGCAATTAATCGAGAATGCTCCTAAGAGCATCACAGACCGCCTATCTTATGATATCACGGCTGAGACGTTGAAACTAGCAAACGAAGCCGTTAAATCAATCGAAACGGCACGTAAGACGGCAACGTCTCCACTTGATGCCTACAAGAAGCAAATCATGGAGATTGAGAAAGAGGCTACCACGCCGCTGACAGACTTCATTTCTGAACGTAAGGCCATGATGCTAGTCTATTCTTCCGAACTAGAGCGCATCCAACGTGAGGCAAATGAGAAGATTAAAGCAGAGGCGGCAGCAGCAATAGCAGCATCAGGAGCGGATGCCATTGCCGATATCATGGGGAGATTCACCGATAAGCTAGTGAGCGTTCAGACCGAGCAGCCTAAGAACATCAGAGTCACTAAGAAGGCGAGAGTCATCGAAGGCACTCCCGTTCACATGGTAGACTGGTCAGCGGTGGTGTTCGCTCTTATCGCTGCCGATAAGTTCGATGTTGAGGTGTTACTCACAGGACTTGCCAAGGCGATGGCTGACACAGGAATCAAAGAGATTAAAGGAATTGAAGTCTACGACCATAAAACACAAGTGATCCGATGAAAGCCCCTGAAGGAATACATACAGCAAGGTTTTATGCTACCTCTCAAGAAAAAAGCAAACCGAAAAAGAAATCAAAACTATCTAAATTCTCAGACGGTGAACTGATTGATGAAATAACAAAAAGAGGTCATACAATAGAGTGCGACCACAAAGCATCAGCGGAGTATTGGAAGAAAAAATATCTTGATCTTCTTTCTGAATACACAGAATTGTTAAAGTCATTGAATAAAAAAAATAGTGCTAAAATAAAACCATGAGAACGCCACTAGAACTACTAATCTTCCAGCTTCAGTACAGCTACAATCTTAATCCGAATCCATCAACGGCATCAGCTATTGAGTATGCCTCTAACATTCTATCCCTTGAAAAGGAGCATCTAAGAGGTGCGTATCTTTCAGGTTCTCTTACGATATCTGAAAGCACAGAGATACCTTTTGAAAGTTTCTACACCGAGAAATACACCAAGCCATGAGCAGAGAAGAGTTCATATTCTACCCTGCGCTATCGGCATCGAGAATCAAGAAGCATTACACAGGAGATATCAGTTATGCTAAGTTTGCCCTCGCTAAGGGGGCAGACTTTCACAATCAGATTCTTGAAATGGAGTTGGAGCAGATGAACGAGGAAGCATCCAACGTACACCGCTGCATCATGAATCACCCTATCGCATTTCATATCTTCAACGGATCGTCTAAAGAGGTAGTTGTTATCTCAACAGTCAATATCCTTGGCAATGAGATACCAGCGAAGGCGATGCTTGACATTCACAATACAGGGTTTGGTATCATTGCTGACATCAAGACCACATCAGCGAAGACGATGGAGGCATTTCAGTCGGACATGATAAAGCACTACAACCACATACAGGCGGCATGGTTCGCCAAGGTGGCAGGGGTTGACCCAAGTATGTTCTTCTACATTGGAGTGCCAGCGAGAGCGAAGCAGTTCACCTCTAACGAGAACGATATCTTCGTCTTTCGACACAACGAACACGACCTACAACAGGCAGATGCCTTGATTGAGAAGTACATCAGAGAAGAGTGGAAGACGGTTCGTAATCAACTAGGGAGGGCAAAGGCATGAGTGAGTTACTGAAACACTACCGTGAGCGGTATCAGACAGAGAAGCTACTATTCTACCGTGAGGTTGAGGTAAGGATGCAGATGGCGATGGACAGATGGTGGGCGATGAATGGCGAAGTACCTGCTTGTATCATAGCCGATGATTTGAGGGTCAACTTATCCAACCTGACCGAGCGCATCCAGTACGAGATAGGTAAGAAGGCAGGGATGAAGATACTCAACACCGAGCAGCCGTGTATCGTAGAGTCTACGATTAAGGAGTTGGAGAACAATACCCATCGGGTGGCTAGGATAGCGTATCATGCCGACTTCTATCTGTATCTTGCTAATCATTCACGAGAAGAAATAATAGCGAACTACCATGCAACACGAATCTGAGATTTACCGAGTGATAGCACGATACATGAGCATCAAGTACCCAAAGGTCATCTTTCGGTTTGACTTCGCCGCCGGAATGTACATGAGTGTGTTTCAGTCGAAGAACCACAAGGCCATGAATCCTATCAGGGGCTATCCTGACTTATTTATCGCAAAGCCGAATAAAGACTTCTCAGGGCTTTTTATTGAGATAAAGACAGAGAAGGGCAACCCGTTCAAGAAAGACGGTGAGTTGAAGGCTAACGAGCATACAGAGCGACAGGCTGAGATACTATCGGCACTTAACGAGGCTGGCTACTTAGCAGTCTTCGGAACAGGAACAGAAGAATGTTTGAGAATTATTGACGAATACCTAAACAACTAAACCAATGACACCAGTAAACAACAAATCACTACTGCACTTCATTTTTGACCAAATGGAAAAGTTGGACAAGAATGATATATCAGTTGACCAAGCCAAGGCTCAAGCCAACTTAGCGAAGCAAGCAAACAATTCATTGAAGTATGAACTTGAGAGAGCCTCTATGCTTATTAAAATATCTGAGCATAGAATCAATACTGGTAATGATATTGATTTCAGGGAAGCAGAAGGCAAAAACTTTGAGTGATGGAAATTAAAAACCAACAGATATTTACCTGTGGCGAAGGTGAACAGAGATATCAAATTTATTTTACTATAGACTTGATTCCAATTTCAGTAGTATTCAAGTATGATTTCGTAACATCCGAAAGTCAATATCATAATCTTGCCACAAACACAATTGATAGTTGTTCATTTCCAACAATACCAAAAATTATAAATGACATTTATACAATGGATGTCTATCAGTCAATTATTGATTTGGTTTGCGAAAACCTAAAGATTGAAAAAAGAAGAGTTATTTGCAAAAATCAAAATTCAATAATTAACTCATTTAATTTTAGTAAAGATGAAAGTTTCTATGAATTTCAGTATGCAGGCAATTTTGGACGCTCTTATTTTATTGAAACTAAAATACATCATGCGTTAAAATACTGGGAGCAGTTTCAAGATTTAGGTAAAAGGAAAAGTAAAAATGGATTTTTTTTAGATGATGTCGATGAAATTGATAGAGAATTTTATTGTCAATTTTATGATGTAAAAAGGTTTATTGATTTACAAGGGGTGTTTAATAATAGAGATCATCATTACATTTCTCAAAAAACGATGGATAACTTCATTAAAAACTTTGCAAAAAAATAACAACCAACTTAAACAACTGAACCATGAAAAAAGCAATCATCCTACTAACAATCATCGTAGCTACGTTGACCTCCTGCGAGAAGTCATGCTATCAATTCAACATCAAGACAATCACCGTGTCGAAGTACAACGAATCGACCGATATCACCTACGTCAAGAAGTGCGATCTAACGGCACGACAGGCGAGGAAGGTGGCTGAGTCGATGGAAACCACAGCGACAACAGGAGTGGGAAGTCAGAAGATTACTGTAACAACTACTTGTAGTTATTATATTAAGTGATTTAGTTTATCTTTGTGAAGTTCAGAGGTCGAAGCCTGAATGAATAATAAAACATTTTGCCCATTGAGGGCTGCGAGGTTTAGAAATAAACCGCTTCGACCGCAGCCGTTAATGGGCTTTTTTATTTTTAAAAGTATGAAAGCAAAAATCGAGAACCTTGAAAAAGATGAGTTGATTGAAATGATTAAGTCATTATGGATTGAAAGCAGATTGAGGAATTTAGATTTAGAATTTAGAAGTCATGATTTTAAAAAAGAAATGGCAATGGAAGAGTTGCTAATTGAAACTGCATTGCATTTGGATAAAAAAATATTAACTTATTTCGGATACGATGTTTGAATATTTCAATGGGTATTGGAACTGGGCAAGTGTCAACCCTCAAAAGGTTAATCCTACGACTACATCAATCTATTTCTACATTCTATCCGTGGCGAATGAATTACATTGGAGAGAATCGTTTGGGCTAAGTGCTACTCAGATAATGAATGGAGTAAATATTGCTACCTACAAAACCTATAAGAAACACTTTGATGAGTTGATAGATAATGGACTTATAAAAGTAGTTCAGCCATCAATAAATCAATATAAATGCAATGTAATTGCCCTAGTAAAATTTACCGAGGCACAGACCATAGCACGACCGAAGCACGGTATAGAGCATGACCGAGGCACTGACCAAGGCACAACCCATATTCATAAGACGTTTAAAGAGGATATAGACAATAAAGAATATAAAGAGAAGAAAACAAAAGAGCCAAAATCGAAAAGTGATTTTGTCCTGTTGGTTGATTCGAAAAAATACTTTGGTAACGATCCAATTCTCAAAGAACTATTTGTTGACTTCATCGACATGAGAATCCGAATAAAGAAAACACCTACCGAGAAAGCACTTGACCTACTTGCCAATAAGTTAAGAGAGCTATCGAAAGGAAATAAGGCAAAGGCGATGAAGATAATCGAGAACTCCATTGAACGCAACTGGGCAGGATTCTTTGACATTGACTCACCTACCTCCTTTTCAAAACCTATTCAACCTACCTTCAGCAGGGCTTCTAACGGAGTCCATTTCTCAGGTGCTAATTCAGACCAGTAGGACATTTTATTTTTCCTACTAAAATCCTACAACCATGAACACAAGCAAAACAGAGCAAGCACTTATCGCCATCCTGATGACGGGTGACACACACCGAGACCTACTACCTCAACTATCAGCTAACCTATTCACGGACGAGTTAACTAACAAAGCGTTCAAGGTCATCGAAGCACTAGTAGCCAAGGGTAAAACACCTGATGCTATTAACTTCTTCCAATATTCAAACGAAGCAGGAGGTATAGAGAAGGACGAGCGCACCACCGTCATAGCGTGGATGAGTAGCCTTACCTACAACGAGCCAGTTAACGAGTACATCGCAACTCTTAAAGATGCTAACATCAAGAGAAGCGTTTCTCAGATACTCACCGAAGAGTCGTTAGGGATGCACAACACCTCAGACGGCTACACTACGGCAACGGGAATCATCAAACGACTTACTTCACTTCTTGACACGGGAGGCTCGGCAGATAACATAATAGACCTCTTACAGCTTACCAATGACGAAAGGGAGGCATACTACCGCCGAGCGGCATTGACGGCAGCAGGGAAGACCACAGGCATCGAAACGGGCATACAATCAATCAATAGGTTCACGGGTGGATGGCATCCTGAGTTTATCATCATAGCAGGAAGACCTTCGATGGGCAAGACGGCACTCGCACTCTTTCACGGTATGCAATCCAAAGAGCCGGGCATCTACTTTAACCTAGAGATGAATCCCTCTCAACTTTGTCAACGTCTTATCCTGATGGAATCCGACAATCAGATACTCTCTTCAAGGCTTCGGGATGGTAACTTAACGCAGCCCGAACTGGCGGCCTTTGAAAAGACGATAGGTAAGATTGAGCATAACCCATTCCTGATCTACGACAAGGCACGATGCGGAGTACACGAGGCGATAAGAGTTATCAAGAGAGAACATCGCAAGGGGCGGTGTAAGTGGGTAATCATCGACTACCTTCAACTGATGACGATAGAGGGCTTCAGAGGCGGTAACAGAGAGGCGGAGGTAGCTGAGATAAGCAGAACGATTAAAGCGGCACAGAAAGAACTTGGCATACCTATCATCGCACTAGCACAGTTGAGCCGAGAGGTAGAGAAAAGAGCCGATAAGAAACCGATGCTATCAGACCTTCGTGAGTCAGGTTCGCTAGAACAGGATGCCGACACGGTGGCTTTTGTATGGAGACCATCATACTACGGCTTGAACGATGATAACGGAACGCCATACACCAATGAGATATTCTACCTCTTTGAGAAGCATCGCCAAGGGGCAACGGGAACGGTTGAATTTCGCCACTCCGTTAACATGACTTCCTTCAGTGACTCAGGGATAACACCACAGGGGAGCAGCTTCCTACCATCACCACCTAAAGACCTAAGAAACTATGCAGACAACGATTGGGACACCACCACCACCAACCCCTTCTAACGACAAGCCATGTGAATTTAATTACTACGAGATCCGTTCAGGCAAATGTCAACACGCCAAGGTGTATCACGGTAAGATAATATGCACGAAGGAGGGCTGTAAATGACGGACGATGAGAAGGTGACACACTACATGGTCAACTACCTACCCGATGAAGTTGAGGTGAAGGACGGAGCAACGACCTACCATAACGCAAGGAAGACACACCGTTCTTTTGCCGCTCAGTTAGTCAACTCCGACCCTGAGACACGGGTGAATATGGCGTACTTAGATAGGTGTTTGTCGTGGTTAAGACTTCTAAAAAATAAAGGGATAGCATTGCAGAATCAAAATATTGATTAAATTTGTACAGATGAATCAACCACAGACAACAGAGCGCAGGGGAGGTAAGAGGCTAGGAGCAGGGGCGAAGCATAAGTACGGCGAGCCGACTACTACGGTGGCATTCCGCATACCTAAGAGCCACAAGGATTCTATCAAGAAGATGATACGGTTGTACTTGGACGATATCGCAGCTAAACACATCGCAGCATGAGCGATTTACTACTTATCCCATGCGCCATCGAGTCAGTCAGCACCCGAAGAGATAAGACTCTAAAGGTCGTGATAGGAACGCAAGAACTATCGCCAGCAAAGGCAGCAGAGTTACTCAACCAATGGGCATCAGGAGTCGGAGTAATGGGATTCAAGGGCGAGTCATTCTCATTTAACGATGAAGAGATACTAAAGTCAATCAAGATAGATGCCGAAGAGATGGGTAGTAAGACACCCAGCCAACGGTTGAGGTCTTGCCTGTACGTTCTCTTCGAAAGAAACGCAGAAGGGCATAGCGACTTCAATAGTTACTATGCCTCTATGATGGAGAAGTTTATCGAGATGGTAAAGAAACGAATCGATACCTACACGCTATGACGGACAACTTACTATTCGGAAATACGAAGCAGATAATCGAAGCCAACACCCGTAGGCTGATTGCTAAAGGACTTACACCTCAACAAGCGGAAGTATTAGCCGTTCAGTTCGCAGAACGCCAAAAAAGCAGGATAGGAGCGAAAAAAGACCAAACGACTTACGATATTGATTAACTTTGAAGCATGGCAGAGGACAACGATAAAAGAGAACGTGGAAGACCGATTGTGTACAAGGAAGCGTTCAACGAGCAAGTGTTCGAAATGGCACTACTTGGACTTACTGATGTTCAAATGTGCAACATCATAGGAGTTAGTGAGCCAACATTTAACGCTTGGAAAAAAGACTACCCAGATTTTTTTAAGTCATTAACACGGGGAAAAGAAGAAGCAGACGGCAAAGTAGCGAAGGCGATGTATAACCGAGCGATTGGTGTAACGGTAGTTGAGCAGGCATTAACAAGGGATGGTGATGTGGTAGACTTGAAGAAAGAACTACCATCTGATACGGCGGCCGCTAAACATTGGCTTGCTAACCGTCAGAGAGCGTTATGGGCTAACCTTGGAGATACCAACATAACCACCACCGAACCATTAATAATAATTAGAACGGAGGGAGATAAAGAGTAATGGGCTTCAAGCTAACTAAAAGACAAACGACAGCCTACGATATGGCAATCAACGGATACAAGCGAGTTATTGTATTCGGTGGTGCTATACGATGGCTGCCCCTCATAGAAATGTGAGGGGGAAATAATAACGTGGTGGCAAGACCTATTGGTTGCTACTCACACTTTGTTCGCTTTGTCTACTCTATCCTCGCTCACGGTGGGTAATCATCCGTAAGACATTACCTGATTTAAAAAGAACAACCTTCCCATCGTTCTCTTCTATCCTTAATGACGGAATGCAGAAGTACGTTAAGAAATGGAACTTGGATACTAACGTGGTTCACTTCATCAACGGTAGTGAGTTAATCTTCATGGCTGAATCATTTGATGACGATAAGGACTTGAACAGGTTCAGAGGTCTTGAGGTAAACGGTGCAGGGCTTGACGAAGTGAACGAACTTCAAGAGGCTACCTTCTACAAGGTGCAGGAAAGGATAGGAAGCTGGAACAAGGCGGTCGGCAATCCTCCTATCGTTTGTCTCGCCACTTGTAACCCGGCTAACAACTGGGTGAAGTCTGTTATCTATGAACGATGGAGAACGGGAACGCTTCCGGAGCGATGGGAGTACATCAACTCACGCATCACCGATAACCCGTATATCAGTCAAGAGTACCTAGAGTCATTGAAGGAACTGCCACCTATCCAGTATCAGCGATTCGTAGAGGGTGACTGGGATGTGATGGACGATATCACCAACCCGTTCCTGCACGCATGGAATGACAACGACCACATAGATGACAGCCTTGCCATCAATCCTCATATCCCTGTGTTTATCTCAGTCGATTTTAACATCAACCCATTATGCGCACTCGTCATCCAACAGACGGCGAGGGGCTGCGTGGTGGTAGACGAGATCAAGATAGAGAAGGGAAGCGTTGACTCGTTCTGTGATCATGTGGAGTCTTACGGCATCCCGATAGGGCTGCTGAGGATAACGGGTGATGCTATGGGTAACGGTAGGAGCATCCAACAGAGGGATAATAGTTCAGCATACACGCAGATCAAGAGACGGTTGAAGCTAGGAGATAGTCAGATAATCATTCCAGCGAACCCTACCCACTTTAATAGCCGTATCGATTGCAACAACGCACTAAGAAAGCTAGACATCAAGGTTAACTCAGTCAAGTGTAAGGGATTTGTCTACGATGCGAAGCAGGTACAATGCAACTCAGACGGGGGAATCATGAAATCCAACAGAAAGAACTTAGCGGAACGTGCCGATTTTCTCGACTGTTTCCGTTACTTTGTCAACGCAATTCTAAAGAGACACTTATGAGCGTATGTTCACTATGTTACAATGCAGGCACTTACATTGAGTCCTGCGCTTCGGGGCTTACCTTCTGGACCGTCACACCTGACACCTCGTTCCTTGTCTGTCTTCAGCACAACGCAACGGGGCGAGTACAGACGTTTCCTGCAACGTCCGATGCTGAAGGTATCATAACCGTTGAAGGTATCGTAGTCGATGCACTACAAGGCTATACTCTATTCGTCACTCTTGGAGGTGTTAACGGAGCGCATGAGACGATTACAGTTGACGAGGTGGCATACACCTGTATCAGCTTCTCTATCGTGCAGTCAGACACCGAGCCTGCTATCATAACACTCACGGACTAATGAAGACACTATTAGCAATCATAGAAGGATGGTGGTACTATCTCACTAGCAACAGAGATGCACGGGCAAGGAGTAAACCGAGAACGGAAATCTGTTCTACTTGCAATCTAAAAGACAAGAGGCTTAACCTATGCAAAGACTGTGGATGCTTCCTGCCAGCGAAGACAAGAGTAGAAGATGCACAATGCCCAATCGGTAAATGGTGAGCAGCTTCATCGTTGTCAAATCGGTGCTGATGCAATATGACGGCACAATCGAAGATGAAGAACTTCGTGAACTTAGTGCCGTTGAGGCAGGCTACTGCAAGATACTTATCAGCATCGCCAATATTGAAATGGTTGTTGAGGTGGTGGACGAGAATAGGACGATGATAAAGACTAAATCACAAGAAAAGATATATTGCTTAAATACGCTAGATGAAGTTATTCAGAAGATTAATGCCTCGCAAGTGGTGGCATCTATTCAATAAGTGGGAAGCCAAACAGGCAACGCTAAACCTAGTGAAGGTATTCACGCACGAAGGTCATAACTACCTACGATTCCCAAAGGAAGTCAATATGCCACTTGAACGATTCAGTATGTCGATGGCATTACTTGAACGGTTGAGTAGTGGACTATCGGGTAGTGAGATGGAATCCATACTCACCGAGATGGAGAAGGCACTCAGCGCAGGGTTAGGTAACCCGAAGAACGCAGCCTTGATAGCTACCTATATCCACATCATAAGAGAACGGCAGGACACGGTTATACATCGTGACTTGCTTCTTAACATAGCTGCTACTTGGGTTCTGCGTGACGATGAAGACCCGTATATCATCAACCCCGATATCCATAAGGAGAAACTTGAAGTGTTCGAAGCGATGTGCAAGGAGGGGTCGCATGATTTTTTTACTCGCTTGGGTATCGAGCCGCTGACTCCCTTAATGTCTATGTCAGCAGAAGACTTTCAGACGCTATGGGAACACAACGTACACCAGCAGCGCAAACTTATAGCGGCACTAACCCTGCTGGATACTCACCGAGATACAGGGCGAACAAAGCCCAAGAGAGACTAAAGGAGCAAGTCATGGCGATGTGTGACGGTGATGTACTGGCATACAATCAGATGATGCGTAATGATGTTGAGGTATTTATCCTTAAATTTGAATCGTTCATTAAAACTCTAAACCGTGGCAGCTAATATACTCGTAACCTTCACCGCCGATAGCGACTCGTTAGACGCTTCTGTCAAGCAAGCCACTAAAGATATAGCCGTCATTGGTGATAAGGCAGCAGAAGCAGGGAAGAAGGCATCTGATTCATTTAAGGATGCTGGTAAGTCTGCTGCGGCGGCGTTCAGTAGCGGTCAGGTAAAGGCTGCTATCGATAGTCAGGTTAAGAGTATCGATTCGTTGAAGGCTGGCATCAAGAAGCTATACGATGAAGAGATTAAGTTACTTAGTGCAGGGCAGAAGCAGTCGGCGGCGTACAAGAAGAACATTGAAGACGCAGCCAAGCTACGAGCGGAACTTGATAAACTAACCAAAGGAACAACGGTCTACGGCAACGAGACGGGCAAGGTAGAGAAGGCGGCGTTGAGTTTAAAGACCCAACTAAAGAACCTAAAGGCTGAACTCTCAAACCTTGAAGCACAGGGTCAAGAAAACAGCAAGGCATTTCAAGAGACGGCATTCCAAGCGGCACGGTTAGAAGACCAAATAGGTGACACTAACGAGCGTGTTCGGGTGCTTGCTTCCGATACGTTTAAGTTCGATGCGGCAGTTGGTGCAATCAAAGGGCTGGCTGCTGGCTTCTCAATCGCTCAAGGTGCTATTGCTATATTCGGTGAAGAGAACAAAGACTTACAGAAGGTAATCTCTCAAACTCAGGGAGCGATAGCGTTACTCACAGGATTACAAGAGGCGGCTAACTTAATCACCGGACAAGGTGCGACTAAGATAGCGTTTCAGAATATCTTCATGAAGGAGAAGGTAGTCACTACCTATGCAGCTGCTACCGCCACCGAGGTATTGGCTGGTGCTGAAGAAGGTGCTGCCGTTGCTACCTTGACAACGGTCAAGAGTCTAAACTTGCTAAAGTTAGCTATTGCAGGAACGGGAATAGGTCTGTTGGTTATTGGATTGGTGGCGTTGTATAAGGCATGGGAGGATAGTAAACAAGCTGCTGCTAGTTTTAAGGCATCGCTTGATGATGCTGATGCTTCTATAATTGGATTAAAGGGAGATGTTGCGGCATTGAATCGTGAGTTAGTAGAATCTAACGAAAGACTATTGGTATCACAGGGTAAGATAACACAATCAACAGCGGATCGTGCTAAAGTAACAAGAGAGGCAAACGAAGAGGCACTCAAAGCTAACGGTCAAAGGATTATTGAGTATTCAGATATTGTACAAAAAGAAAAGGAACTTGCTAAAATTGTAAGTGAGTCACGTAAGAGGTTAAGCGAGAATCAAGAGCAGTATGATAAAGATTCAAATCAAAGAAATAAATCTTTTGTTAATATATCAAAGGGCAGACTTGAACAAGACCTTAAAAACTACAACGAAGTAAACAGTAGGAAGATAGCACTAGAACAAGGGTTTGTTGATTATAAAAATGTAGCAACTAAAAAGCTACAAACAGACATTGCTATTATTGACCAAGAAGAAACTAACGAAAAAAAGAAAGCAGAACAGGAGCGACTTAAAAACATAAAAGACAAAACAAAGTCAGCAGAAGAGATAGCCCTTGCCTCTGCTGCTAGGGTAGCAGCCATTGATAAGTTATACGCAAGCAACAGACTTCAAGTAGACAAAGACTCGGTGGCAGCTAAGAAGTCTGTCCTAGAGGCAGAACTTGCAGAAACAACAGCAGGATTAAAACTTGAGTTCTTTACCCGTAAAAAAGCAGGAGAGGATATAGTTACGCTAACCGAAGACATTAAACAAAAGCAAATTAAAGCCCAACAGGACTACGCTGATGGCATCAAAGCTATTGACGATGGTATTGTTGAGGACGAGCTTAAGAACATTAACGAGAGCCAATCTAACGCAGCTAAGTTGATAGAATACCGAAAAAAGGTTAAGAAGAAGCAAGCTGATGACGAAAAGAAAGAGGAGGAGGATATTACTGCTAAACAAAAGGAAGAGTTTCAGAAACGAATTGAAATTATATTTCAATATGCCGAAGCTGTTAGTTCTGCATTTTCTTCATTAAACGAACTTAGTAAACAACAAAGCGAAAACAGGATAGCTGACATAACCGCCAGTAGTGATGCTGAGTTAAAGGCTATTAATGATTCGACAGAAACAGAACGTCAGAAGGAACGACAAAGGACTGCATTAGCTAAAAGAACAGCCATGGTCATTGCTGCTGAGAAGACAAGACAAGCGAAGCAGGACAAGGCACTTGCTCTATTCAACGCCATCATAGGTAGTGCAGCAGCCGTAGCGGCAGCTAAGACAATCCCACTAAAGATTATCATGGCTATAGCTGGTGCTGCTCAGATTGCAGTTATTGCAGCCAAGCCGATTCCTAAGTTCGAGCGAGGCGGTGTAGTAGGCGGTCAACGACATAGCCAAGGAGGTACTATGATAGAAGCGGAACGTGATGAGTACATCGTCAACCGTGGGCAGTCTGTCAAGCACCGCCAAGAACTCAACGCTATGAATACTTCATCTGCTGCCTTTAAGAAGCTGATTGACGAGCGTTATGTTCGTCCTGCTGTTATGTCCTACATGATGCAAGATAAACGCCGCAGCGATGGTGTAACGGTTAACGCTAAGTTAGACAGCCGGAGCATGGAGAGTGAATTGAGAAGCATCAACAAGAACCTAAAGAAACGTCCTATGGTTATCAATGTAAACTCTAAAGATTCAAGATACCAATGGCAGTAGACATAAGATTCATAATTGACGGAGCGGATAGAGGGCAGCCATTGAACGCTGATGAGTTCGGTTTTGCTATCAATGAGAACGTAGAAATCAACGCACGGATAGTGTCGTTTGACAATGACCTTATCTTCGATGGAGGTGTCTATGGCTACTTGTTCGGCAAACTTGACCAAACGGGATTCTGTAACCTTATTGATGTTCGTGTTGAGTACGTTTGTGCTGGAGCATGGAAGAAGTTAGTTGACGGGTATATCATCCTATCAGAGTGCAACTTCGATTTAGATAAATGCCAAGTTAAGACTAAGGTCTACGATGAATCATTCAGCACCAAGATAAACAACAACAAAGGCATTCCGTTCTCAATGTCGGCTAGTCTTACTAAGAATCAACTTGCAGTAAGCCCTCCGACCCCTTTGATTGGTCAGTTCTTCAATCCTGCTACTGGAGGGTATGATGGCGAATTTATTACAGGAGTATCAGTTTACGATGCCTTCAAACATTTAGTAAGCTGCATGAGTGATAACTTGATAGACTTCGAAAGTTCTCTCTTTTACTTTTCGTTCTCAACATCAGACCCCTCCTTTCTACTGCTCACCAATGGTGATGCAATTAAGAATAGGTCTGCTTCAGAAACAGTTATTTCATTTGAAACGCTATACATTGCATTAAAGAAGAAGCTAAACCTTGGGCTTTCATTTGAGAAGCAATCCAACGGCAGACCTTTGTTAAGAATCGAATTAGCAACATACTACTTCCAATCAGGAGCGAGTGCTAATCTTTATGACCAACCGAGCATAGACCTAACCTTTGACCGGTCAAGACTCTATCAGGCTGTTAACTTCGGTAGTGAGCCGATGCTAGAGAAAGAGGCTTGTGATGGTGGGAATACCGCTTGCACTTTTACTCAGACACCGTTCAGAGGTTTTAGAGATGAAAAGTTTGGATTCTCAGGTGAGTGTAATACTTCGACAATTTTAGATCTAAAGAGTAGCGAGGTTGTATTCGATACCAACGTGATTGAAGACATCTTTAGATTCAATTCTGAAGATTATAAATTAAACCCTGTCATAGTTGATTCCTATTGGTACGCTTCCGCTCCTGCTCAATATAGGGCTAATCAGTTCGACCCTTATTCTATTGGGCAAGATGTATACAACGGAAGCCTTCGGAATATATTTGTTTCAAATAATTGGATAAGTGGATATCCTAACTCGCTTTATAGCTTCCTGACTAATCCATTTGACCCTGCTACGACAGTATTCGAATCCCGTGTACTTGACGAACTTCCTACTGTTCAGTTCTTCGATACAAATACAGCAGGAACAACTTTCCTTGGGTTTAATGGATTCTATATCCAATATAATGATGAGATTGTAGATGCAGGGAATCACTTCTTGTCTACTCAATATGTTGTTCCTTATGTTGGAATATACAGCTTCGTTCTGAACCTTCTTAAAGGACCAGAGTTTGATGCTCCGGTGGGAACTTGTACATTAAAGGCAATCATTCAGAGGTACAATAGCGATGATGTAATGATTGAAGAAGTTGTCGGACCAGCCGTGATAGATAACTACAACGACATCACTCCGTTTGCTTGTACTGCATCCTTTGTTTGTAACGCTGGCGATATCATTAAGACGGATATGTTTGCTAGTGTTCAGAATGATTTTGGTACAACTCACCCAATTACAATCTACCCATCATTCGATGGTGTTTATTCTTACTTCGAAGGTAGTGGCGTTCCTCTTAACCCAGGCAACCCTGACGAGCCTGAACTTCAACCCGTCAACATCGATGACGTAAGGGCTTACTTGTACAAGTTTGAGCGACCTTTGACCATGAGCGAGATTGAATCGATACTCTCCAATACAAGTCAACCGATTACCTTTGGGCGGCACGATGACCCACTCAGGGTGATACCCGGCTACATCAAGACGTTAACGGTGAACAGCCTTATCAAACAGAACGCAGGAATTGAACTAAAGAGCAATAAGATACTGAGATGAGTTACACTTCAATACCCAACCAGCCTATTATCTTTCAACCTTCATCGGCTCTATCTGCCGATTGTGGATGCTCTCCCGACACTTGGAAGCAGTTAGTCGATTATGATGACCAGCTATTCTTTCAACTAGCGGCAGGAGACTGTACCGAAAGGCTACCGCTCTCTAGCTTTACCGCTGTTGGTTGGACGTTAAGTGGGCGTGAGGTTTGTTCTACGATTGCCTCTGTTGGTGCTAACGCAACGACTACCTTAACGATGACTGAGCCTTACGAGGTATTTCGGTTCTCTGTCGTTATCAACACGATGGAAGAGGGTAGCTTAACGATGCAGATACAAGGTGGCGATTCATTCACCTTCTACACCGCTGGAACGTACGAGGTGTTCTTATCTACTCAGGCTGCTATCAATGGTGATTTAAGCCTACTGCTATCCTTCACTTCGAATACTTACGTAGGATGCTTCTCACTCAATGTTTACGCAGCAGGAGTGTTAACGAACATTCAAGTGGCTTGGGTTGAGCCTGACACGTTAGCATTCATCGAAGAGGCAACATTCCTAACTACGGTTGTTGACAATAAACTAACGGTGGCAATCGACATGACCGACAACGCAATCGGAGCAGGGTGTTACCGACTAGCGATAACGGAAAACTGTGATACTTGCGACATCTCAAGGGTGTGCAACCAAGAACTTGAAACGGGCGGCGGCTGTTGGGAGGCTATCGGTAGTGATAACTGGCAGCTATACCCTAACGGACAAGCCACTATCGAAGGTGGTGATGTGATAAATGGGAACTATGTATTCGTCAACGCTACTGAGATTTGTTTAGATGCCTCTTATGAGGTGACCTATACGCTAACGGCTTGCGAGGGTGGTAACTCATTTCGATTGAATGGCTTTGCATCACCAGTGACAAGGACTGCGGCAGGAACATACACCGAGACATTGGTAGCTACTTCGCCCGTGATGGGATTCTTAGCCACTATCGTAGGTGCAGGACTTATAGCAGTCGAAGGATTGTCAGTAAGAACAGCACCTTCATCATTATCATTTACTCAATTCTCAGATACACTATCGGTTGGTGACTATGACGATCCGTGTAAGTTCTTGAACATCGGAGGATGTAATGCCTCTGACCAGTTCGGCTTTGCTTTCGGCGGTTCTTCTTTCTTGCCTTCTATCAGGTTGGAGGGCATCAAGTACAAGCCGCAATATGATACCGATGTTGACACTTTCCGGTACGCATCAGGACGATGGTCTGCCTCTTACGTTGACCGTAGAAAGAAGTGGTCATTTAACTTTGGGCGAGTGCCAGAGCGTGTGCTTGACTTCTTGTCAACTGTAATCTACTACGACAACTGCTATATCAACGATGAGTTATACTTCCCATCAGAGGGTGAGTTCCCGTCCGTTACTTGGGAGGTTGCCGATAACAGATTCGGAGCGGTTGAGATTGAGATGTATTTAAAAGATGAGAAGGTGTCAAAGGTGCTATGTGCTGCCGCCGATGCTAACTGTCTACCTTCGATACTAGACAACGATATCGAGAACTTCTTACTGACTGAATCGGGTGAAAGAATCACAACCGAAGGAGACGAGAATATTTTGTGGTAAAAAATTAATATCTTTGAACTGTCTTATTGCCCCGTAGGTGTCAAGGAAGCGACCTGTACAACAGCGACCTAACGATTAAACAACTACAACAATGGGATGCGTATCTTATTGCGATTCCTCACTACTTAGCCATGATTTGGTTAACTGTGGGGAGTATAAACTCGGCGGTATCTCCGCTATCATCATCGGGGCTTGCGGAACGACCGTAGCAGACCCATCTTCAGCAGTTGAGATACAGGCTTTGCTTGATGCTGGAACAGCTAAACTTATCGAAGACATCCGATTTGCTCTCCCTGCTGGCTCGCCAGTAACGGTTGACTCACCTATCGGTTGCGGTACTCCAATCCGTATCAACGAAGACCGTACCGCTACGCTCTACGATGCTAACGTTACTGATGATAACTCTACCTTTTGGGATGACGTTAACAACAGACGAATCGGTTGGATAATGGCTTACTCTTGCGACTCAGGAAAGATTGTATGGATTGACCCTGCCGTTGGTATCACTACCTCCGCACAGTTCATCATCCCTGAGCAGAACAACGAACTACAACGCTACGAGGTAACCTTCGCATGGCGTTCTAAGTCTATCCCTGCTCAGTTACCTGCACCTGCTGGAATCTTCGTTTGATGACTAACGACTTAACTACTAACGATGGCACTACTCCTACTTCGGCAGGGGTGGTGCTATTTGCATTCGGCAAACGGGGCTACTATTGGGCTGCTTATAACTTAGCTTTCAGCATTAAGTCATTCAACCCTAGCCTACCTATTACGCTATTCGTTGACAACTACGTTACCGCTACTTCATCGTGCGACCTTCATCGTTTCATTGACGAGATAAGAGAGGTTGACACTAACGACCTTTTCACGGACGGTAAATTTGATCCAGGCAAACTTAAAGTGAGCCTCTACGATTACCTACCGTATAAACATAATCTATACCTTGACGTTGATGCGGTGGCGTTGAAGGATATCACACCGCTATTGCACGAACTGATAGCAACGGGCAAGCCTTACCTTAGTCATTGCGTAGGATATCATACCATTGACCAAGGGAGAGCGATACCATCGATGCAATGGGCTTGGGCTGATGATATTTGGGAACGGTATAAACTAGATGCTGATGCAATCCTTCCAGCTATCAATAGCAGCCTTCAGTTCATCACGATGGGCAAGGAGGCTGCCAAGCTGTACGACATAGCTAAGACACTATACACGACCAATCAGATACCAACGGAGAAGCTACGGATGAAGTGGGGCGGTGGGCAGCCTGATGAGTTATACATGAACATCGCTCTTTGTATAGCAGGCATTGACCCAAGCTATAAGAACGAAGGAAGGATTAATGGCTCAGAGAGTGGATTCATTCACTTCGCCATGCAACGAGGTATGTCATATCAAGAGGTGACAGATAACTTCTACCTTCAGTCATACTACGGAGGTGCAGGATTTACACCACGGTTTTATACCGAGTGGCTTGATAGGCTGTTAAAGATTAACATGAGGAAGGCTAATCTTCACCATGAGTTTACTATTGTACGAATCACAGAACAAAAACACGCTGATGCTAAACGATAAGAAGAAGGTCGGAAGACCTAAGAAGGATACTATTGTCACCACCCCTACATTCAATGAGGTGGCACGGCATGGATGGAACTCGGAAGACGAGGTAGGTAAGTTCATCGGGTCGTTGATTAAGATGAGCCGTGTGATGACCGTGCTAGAAGTAGGTGTATTCGAAGGTGAGACAACGAAGTCTATCATTGAGGCACTACCTAATGGCGGTCAGTATATCGGAGTTGATATCAACGATTACAGGGTAGAAGATACTAAGGCGATGATGGAGAACGCCAACGGGAAGGTGATTGAGTTCGTCTTAGGTACTTCAATCAATAAGTGTTCTAAGATGATGCCGAACCACTTCGACCTTATCTTCGTTGACGGTGACCATTCGTGGGATAACATCTTACCTGAGTTCAAGGTATTGGAGCGGTTGCTCTCTCGTGGCGGTGTGTTCGTGTACCATGACACTATTCACTTAGATGACCCTCGCCACTTGGTTGAATATGCTAAAGCATTCGGTTATAACACGGTTACATTAAACACTCCCGAAGGTCGGGGATTGTCCATCTTACATCGTAACTTTGCGTGACATGAAAACGATACAACTTTGCGGCGGCAAGAAATGCGGCTCTAACATCATCAACAAGCCAACAACTAAAGTAGTAGCATAATGGCACTATCGGTAGAGGAGATCAATAGAATAGTGGCGAAGTTCGCAGCTAAGACCAAGGCGCATAAGAACGCCGAGGCACAGTCAGCGACTAACTATATCAGTAAGCGCAGAGTAGGAGTGCTGCCATATCCCGAATATTGGGAAGGGTATAACTTCGCAGCCCTGTTGTACGATTCTATCCTACCCCATGCCCGTGCTGATGTCTACCCCGAACATCTTCTCTCTGTTCGTGCGCCGAATCAGACCGATGCCCAAGCGGAGTATATCAAGGCGAACTACAAGCCATCGACTCTTAATGTGTTTGAGGACTTCCGCTCTACTATCTCTCGTGCCTTTGCCGACCAGAATTGGAGCATCAAATACAACGCTGAGACAGACGAGCGGTTCGGACAGGATACCTTCCAGCACTTTGTCAATAACGAGATTGAGAAGTTCGGCTCTCTTGAGTCGTTTATCAAGTCGCTACTTCCAACGCTGAAGCTGATTGACCCGAACGGTATTATCGCCATCGAGCCGGAAGACTTCGACATGGAGTTAGTGGATGGCGATGATGAAGAGTTAGCGTTATCCAATAACCTTATCAAGCCGATGCCATCTTATTACTCGTGCAAGCGGATTGTAGGGCAGGAACTTGACGAGTGGTACTTAGTCCTAGATGAAGATAAGTCAGTTGTTAAGAATGGCTCTAAGAGCGAAGAGAGTGGTATCATTCTCGAACTGTACGATGACACCAACATTTGGAGAATAGAGCAAGTAGGAAAGAAGGCAGATATGACCTTTGGTCAACCTGTGCTTTACTTCGCTCACGACCTTGGCTATGTGCCGTGCAAGAAGCTGATGGGTACACCGCAGATGATAGGTAGTGAGTTGCTCTTCCAATCACCATTTACTACTGCCGTTCCTTTGCTTGACCAAGTGGTACTCGATGAGTCGTATCTTCAAATGAGCAAGGCTACATCGGCGTTTCCTTTCATGGTTGCCCTTGGTGAGATTTGTGAGTTCACAGACCGTGAAGGTAACAGATGTGACTCAGGTCAAATCTTCGATGCTATCGGAGGCGGTTATCGTACCTGCCCATCATGTTCGGGTGCTGGTGTGAAGAGCCGATTCAGCCCAACAGGGATGCTACTCGTTAAGCCTAAGACATCAATGAGCGAAGGTGACAGCGGTCTATCCGGTGACTACATGAAGTTTGTGAGTCCTCCGATGGACACGCTCGACTTCCTTCGTAAAGAGATAGACACTCATCTTACCAAGTCAAGACAAATACTTCACCTTCCATCTTCCGACTCAACAGGAACGATAGGAGAGGCTTCTACTGCGACAGGCTCACTCAATAAGATGAGGGCGTTATACGCTTTCGTGAAGCCAATCTCTGACCAGCTATTCTCCATCTACGAGTTCTGCTTGGTCACTATGGGGAAGATGCGATACGGTGAATACTTCGGAGGTGTTACACTTGTCTATCCTACCTCATTTGATATCAGTACACCATCCGACTACCTAGCACTAATCAGCGAAGGCATCAAGGCTGGCGTACCTCCTGCGGTAACCTATGCCAACGTGTATAACTACATCAAGGCGGTCAACTACACCGATGACCAAAGTTCTGCTATCTATGAATTGATTGTCAACGCTGATGAGTTACTCCTTATGAGTAGTGCTGATGTGCTGGCAAGGATAGGAAACGGAACGGTTGAGAAATGGCAAGACGTACTCCATCAATCAGCACCGCAGCTTATCATGGAGTTGATGAGGGACTACGTTCCAACAGAGGACAACCCTACCTTCATCAGCTTACCGATGTCGGAGCAAGTCATTCTCTTACGTGAGGCAGCAGTTAGCAAAGTGCGTGAGGTATTAGACCCTATCCAACAGGCTCAACAAAATCTACTAGGTGGCATCATTTGATGAACTCGTAAAGAAGAAGATTGCCCTCTTTGAGGCAACACCTGAGAACCTTGCCACCGATGCAGTCAAGGTTCAGTTAAAAGTATGGCGTGAACTTTCGCCATTGCTAAACTCCTTTGATGTCGATGCTGATGGTAATATCTTGCAGACCGATGACAACATCAAACGAATCGGAGCGATAGGAGAACGGTTGAATAAGCTACTCGCAGGAGCGGAGTATCAAGATGCTGTTAAGTCGTTCCTAAATGGCATTGACGAAGGGATACAACTCACCAACGATATAGCCAAGAAGTTCGACCAGTCATTCGAACCTACCTCCGCACAGAAGGCACTACTGCAACTGACAAAGGCAAACGCTATCGATGCCTTCATCGGCTCAGGACTACGCAACGAAGTCACACTTCCATTCCTTGAGCAACTTACCTCTAACGTGGCTGCCCGTGCGCCACTAAGGGAAGCGGTCAAATCACTTGAGACGGTGCTGCTTGGTACTGATAAAGCTGATGGTAGGCTATTGGCTAACATCAAGACAACGGCAACAACGGCACAGGCTATCTCTGACCGTTCTTATTCTGTTGTCGTAGCTGAAAATCTAAACATTGAGTTCTTTCGTTACGCTGGCGGTGAGATACCTACGACAAGACCGTTCTGCCAACACCGTGAAGGGGAGGTATTTCATCGTAAAGAGATTGAGGCATGGGGTGATGGTAAGAACTCAGGAGGATTGACTGATATCAAAGGCGGTACGTGGGCAGGAGAGATAGAAGGAACGGACTCACGAACTATTTTTACATTCCTTGGTGGATGGAACTGCAGGCACGTACTGATACCTCTTGAACTTAAGAGAGTGCCACCCGAAGTCATTGAAAGAGCGAAGGCAGAAGGGTACTATCAACAATAGTACAGAATCAAACTAATTTGTATCTTTGTTGAAGATGAAGATAATCGTCATGCCTGACGGCGCAATAAAGAGAGCATCCCCGATGGTTGCTGAACTGCTCATTAAGAACGGCGGTCGTGAATTAGAACTTAAACCAATTGAATTAAACTATGGCACTCAAAGAGAACGAAGCACAGGAGTTGTTGAAATTCCTAAACCTAAACGAAGTAGAATCAATAGACGAGGCAAAGGAGAAGTTCTCCGCAGCGTGGATAAAGTCTGAAGAACTATCCTCTAAGATTGGAAGAGTAACGGGCAGCATTGCCAACGTAGCACGTAAGTCATTCGAACCTTTCGGCGTAGTATTGACTGAGGATGATTTCAAGGACAAGAAGATTGAGGACGTTATACGTGGCGCATCAGAGAAAGCTAAAGAAGCATTCGAAGCACAGAAGTTAGAATGGGAGAGCAGAGCATCGGGCAATGGTTCTGAAGCGGTGATAAAAGAATGGGAGAAGAAATACACGACTCTTGAAAAGAAGTCTGCAGAACTTGACGGAGCGAGACAGGATGCCATCGCACAGTTTGACCAGTACAAAGAGAAAGTTAAAACAGATCTAAAAGCATCTACCATCAATTCGGTATTTGAGAAAGAACTATCTGCTATAAAACTTGATCCGACAGTTAGTGAGATAACGATTCGTGGTTTTAAGTCAGTCATTGCCGATAAGTACGTTATCGACATCGAAGATGATGGCAGCCCTATCATGAAGGATAAGAAGTCAGGAGAACGACTTAAATCAAGCGCAAAGGCTGGTCAGTTTCTTGGCATCTCTGAGGTGTTATTAAAAGAGGCTACCGATGCAGGTATTATTCAGAAGAATCCCCATGCAGGGAAGACATTTGGAAGTAGTGCCAAGCCTACCTTTCAGCAACAAGCTGACGGAAACAATCAAAAAGTTAAGAGTGTCAACCCTCGTTTCTTAGGATTATAGTATATTTGATTTGCTTTGTGTGTTTATGTTGACGGAAGAGGGTAGCAGAAATGTTACCCTTTTTTTGTTTGAAACTTTCATTATCTTTACCACGCAATTAAGACAGCAAGTAGTCACTCATGACTCTAACATGAGACAAGTAGGTGAATCCCTCAACCTTGAACAGAGCGGAAATCCAAACTTAAAGACGAACTAAAATGTCTATCTCTCGATTACTATCCGAATGTCCAAACATTCAAGCACCGCTTGGCGAACTCTTCATTGAGGTTGGTCAACGTGAAGCCCTTCCTTTCCTTGAGTATCTTAACTCGCCTGAGAATGTGAAGATGATTAAGATGCAAGTTGCGCCCGGAGGCGGTAAACTTCGCACAGTTGAAGCACGTTGGATTCAGCGTTTGCCTGAAACAGAAGTTGTAGAAGGTGCTGACATCAGCAACTGTACAGCGACTAACTTGTACGGTGACTCAACTACTACTTACACACTTGAAACAACTGACACCTATCAGGCTTCTCAGTTAATCTCAGGTGCTGACATTGCTCGTCATTGTCAAGACAACTCGGTTTACTTCTTAGAAAGCGTTATGCGCTTGATGGACGTAGTAGACCGTAAGGTTGCTTCTGCTGCTGCTACACAAGCTGTTGCTGCTATCGGATCATGGGGTACTGATGTAGAAGGTTTCTTCACTATGTCAGGTGACTGTCTTCAGATTAAGACCGTAGCTACTGGCGGTGCTGTTAACGAGTTTGCACTTGCTGACATCACTCAAGCTACTCAGATGGCTAACTACCCATCTGCTCCAATAGCTTTCGGTGGTGCTGCTATGCAACGCTACGCAAACGCTGTTAAGGCTGGTTGCTGCTCTCAGAACGGACTTGACTTGTTGGCTATCAGTCAGCAGAACGGGTTCGGCTTCGCATACGACAGTCGTCTTGCTGCTGCACAAGGTGACCAATCACACGCATTGGTGACTACTGCTGGTGCAATCCAATGGTTATCTTATAACCTTGCTGAGTGGAACAACGGTTTCCAACCTTCTGCTGGTGCTGGTTACTCTCGCACAATCGCTTTCACGGCTGCTGGTGTTCCAGTTGACTTGACGTTAAAGGATGACTGTGGTAACCTTTCTGTTATCGTGACTGCTATCGGTAAGTTGGTAACTCTTCCAACTGACATCTACGAAGCATCAGATAAGTTGGCTGGCGTTAACTACGTTAACTGTGTGTTGATTAACAATGCATGAATAACCGAGTTGAATCTGCTAACGGAAGACGGTAGCGATTTGACCACGGAGGATAACACTAACCTACTTGTATAGGAATAGGGGTGGGCTAACTGCTCACCCTTTTTTTATTTAACTTTGACCTCATGTGTTACGAATCACTTCTAGGATTAAGAGGCTGCACGCAGACCGAGCCATCAACGGGGCTGTACATTGATAGTTTAGGCATCAATCAAACATTACTCGGTCAGCTTATCACGGACCAGTACGTGAGCGGTGTTGACTTGTTTAACGACAAGAGAGAGTTTGCATGGCGCAAACTTTCGGGCGATATCTTAACCCGTCTTTCGCCGTCAATGAAAGCCGATACCGTTATTGATGGTAAGCGAGTAGGTCAGGTATTGACCGATGCGACTAACATTGATGCCGCTCTCGGTGCTGGAAAGTACGGAGGTATTCGATTGAAGATTGACCCTAACTCAACTTCATTTCTAAATCTTTATATTTCAGATTTCAACATCGGTATTCCTGCTGCATCTACCAACGTAAGTGTTAAGGTGTTCGATATGACAACGCTCAAGCTAGTAGGTACATTCGTGTATGCTGTTGGTAGCGTTGAGCAGTTTATCGGAAAGACGTTTAAGGCGAAGCGTAGAAAGCTAGACTTGGCATTCGTGTATGAGTCAACGGCTGCGACCTATAAGATGATAACCAAGAAGGGTGCTTGTACGGACTGCGGAGGGCGATTGAAAGAGTCGCACATCTGTCCATTCGTTGATGCTATCGGCATTGAGTTAACGACTGATGGAACGAGTGTGCTTACCTCAACGTCTAAGAAGTACACACAAGGAATGAGCATCGTGTATAATGTTAACTGCGATCGTGAAGGGTGGCTATGTTCTATCGGTGGGCTTATGGCTTTGCCGCTTGCCTACGCTACGGCTGTTGAGATATACAACTACGGATTAACGGCAAGCCAATCAAAGAGAGTAAATACGGCGGTAAGTGTAACACCGGAGGCGTTAACTACTGCTCGTGACATTGCCGAAACTCGCTACATGGACGAGGTGTCAGCGATGCTTCAGAACATGAGGCTACCTGATGACCGCCATTGCTTCGATTGTAACAGAAACATGAAATACGTAACAGCCCTGCCATGACAGTTAAGGAGTTCGAACAGAAGTCACAGGCTATAACGGATGCGTGGAGAAGTAACTTCATCCCATTGTACCGTGCTGTCGAAGATTTGAAGGGGCTTATGTTTCTTAGAATCTTCGGTACGGGAACAACGGGAGGGAGTAATTCGGAAGGGGATAAACTACCGACTGTGCCTTACTCAACGACTCCTATCTACGTTTCGCCATCGGCGGTCAAGAACGCACCTTCATCATTCAAATTTGGCAAGTCTAATTCTACTACCAAAAGCGGAAAGGCTAAAAAAGGGAAACCAATTGAATCTTTGTATTTTCCGAATGGCTATGCTCAGTTAAAGAGTCAGACATCGGCAAACCTTCCACTTCAATTAACGGGAGCGTTGAAGTTCGGGTTTCAGAGTAGCGGAATAGAGAACAACGGGCTTGAATCATCGATTACAATTCAATCTTCTGAAGAAGGCAAAGTTGAAGGATTGGAAAACAAATACGGTGCTATCTTCGTGCCGACTAACGAAGAGATTAAAGAGTTCGAAACATCGCTATCTGAGTTCATCACAGAGGCGTTCAACAAAGGTCTGTAATGAATCTACTATCTGAGATAATAAGACGTTTAAATCAACGCATTGCAGTTGCTAATATCTTCGATAAGCAGTTCGGGCTATGTGAACTCAATGCCAACGGAAACGACAAGGCATGGATTCACTACATCGGTGATGGACAAGGCGAGGTAGTAACCAACTTCGATGCGAAGCAGGGAACAATCTTCTGGGCGAAAAGAGGTAAGGTAAGCATCAGCATCATTGACTCTTTGAAGGTGTCAGGCTGCAAGAAGATGTATCAGACAACCTTCCCTCTGACGGCTTACGCTGTTGTCCGCAAGTCACACCTTCCATGCGACTCAGAAGATGCTCAAGATTGGATTGCTTCCCGTGTGTTCAAGCTGACATCGGGCATGGACTTCGGGTTCAAGGCTTCCATCGGGGTGATGTCATACGAGGTGATACCTAACGGATATGCCAACGAGATTAAGTCATTGACTCAGAACTACGAGTGGGCTTGTGTAAGTATCGACATTGATGTTCAGATAGTAAGTAGTGCCGATGATGGGTGTTATGACACCTGCGAAACGGGTGAGATACCACTACCTCCGAACTACGAACCGTGTACTCCTTGCCTTACCGAAGTAGCTGTTGACGGTGTTACGATAACAGGAAACGGAACGGTAGCCGACCCCCTTGTTGCTATCGGTGGCGTTGGTGGCATAACAACAGCCATTGCTTTCTCAACCGACCACCTTACAGTAACAGGCAACGGTTATGTGATAGGGAACACGGTATGGTACAACGGGAATATCTACCGATGTATCGCAAACAACGATTCTATACTACCTACCAACGCAACGTACTGGACAAACCTTGGAGCAGGGCTTCAGACTATCGAAAGACCTACTGATTGGGATGCTACGAGTGGCAACAATCAGATACTTAACAAGCCATCAATACCTGCGGCTCAGGTTAATTCCGATTGGAACTCTGTTAGTGGTGTATCTGAGATACTCAACAAGCCAACCATCACCGCTCCTGTTAATGCTGATTGGAATTCTGTTAGTGGACTAAGTGAGATACTGAACAAGCCATCAATCCCTGCTGCTCAGATTCAGTCTGATTGGACACAGGCGAACAACGCAGCACTTGACTTCATAAAGAACAAGCCAACTATTCCTACCGGAACAGTTACATCAGTCAACTCAGGTATTAATATCAATGTTGACAATACTAACCCTGCTGCGCCTATTATCAATTCGTTAGCCGATAGGTATAAGACTTCATCGGTAACTTCTAACAGCGTAAGTAATGGCTCAAAAAGTTTTACTGTCGATATTAACTTAAGCTACATTCCGCTGCAAGAGATTCTCGTTGTGTTTAATGTTTCAAATCATATGCATGGCGAGGTAACAAGTTATAATGCTGCTACTGGTGCGCTTGTTGTGGACATCAAGAATCACACAGGTAGCGGCACTTACACTTCATGGGTGCTAAACCTTGACGGCACTCCTGTTGATGCGTTAACGGGGTTCGGAACGGTTAATGAGATTGCATACTTCACCGCAGCAAGGGTGTTGGCATCATTGCCTGTTGCGACTTATCCAAGTTTAACAGAGTTGAGTTATGTCAAGGGTGCGACTAGCAATATTCAGACTCAAATAAACGCAATTACTTCCTTGACGGTGTTCAAAGATACCACCACGGGAACTGCTTCATCTACTAATACGAACACGGTTTCTAAAACCCAACTAATAGCAGCAAACACATTTGCAGCTAACGATATCATTCAACTTGATTGGGGTACGGTGAATAAGACTGGTGCTGGTGGTGCTGTGGTTTATCGTGTGTACGTGAACGGAACGGCTGACTTAGTTGGTTCGCCTCAACTGATTGCAACTTATACCGCTTCAAATGTTACCTCAGGGGCAAGGCTTGAGCGAAGATTAAATATTAAATCAGCAACTGTAACAGAGATACCAACAGCGACAAGTTTATTGATTACTGATATCGGGTTAAATGTATTGACGAATTACAACATCAATTGGGCAGTAGATAAGTATTTCGTTTTTTGTGTTCAGAACACATCGGGAGCAGATAGCACGGCTGTATCTTATTATCGAATAATGCAAACATGATGAACATACAAATTGAGAACAACATCTTAAAGGTTAATGGATTCGAAGGCTATTTTGATCTGATTGAATTAGTGGATGATGACTTCGTTCACATTACAATCGGGGGAATGGTACTCGGCATTACACCTAGCGATACGACAATCAACAACGAATCATTTGAATCAACTGAATTGTTCATTGATGCAATTAACCAACTAACAACAACTTAATCATGGCAGGAGTAAAGATTACAGCATTACCGGAACTACTAACAGCACCCGTTAGCGGTGATAAGTTGGTGATTGTTGACGTTTCGGACACCTCGGAAGCACCAACGGGAACTACCAAGAATATTGATGTTGATTTATTAGGTATTCCAACTAACGGCACATGGACACCAAGCATCACAAACCAATCAGGAGCGGCTACGATTACAGTAATTGGCACAAGCCGATACACTCAGGTAGGTAGCGTTGTTACTGACATTTGCCGTTTGTCGGTAGAAATGGACACGGGGCAATCTTTGGAGGAATTTAACCTTTCTTGTGCTGTTTTGCCTTCAACTAACTTTGCATCGACTCGTGATATTATTCCTTTTTGGTCAGCAG